CAGGTGGTGGTAGAGCTCGGTCCAGGTCTTCCACCGGGCCGCACCCTCGCCGTGCAGCCAGTAGTCCCGCAGCTGGTAGCGGTCCGCGCGTTTCTCGGTGTCCGGTTCGTCGAGCACCGGCAGGAGCGCGCACCGGCAGCGTGGATGGCCGGGCGGGTGCTGTACGCCGGACACGAACACGCCGCCGACCGGGACCGGGCCCTGCTCTTCGTTGGCCCGGCAGATCGGGCACACCCGCTGGTCCGGGGCGATCACCCAGCGCTTGTGCGCGATGCCGTTGCGCGCGTAGGTGGCCTGCGACGCGGCTGAAGCCTGCTCCGCGGTCAGCGTGCCGGCGACCCGTTCCGCGGCCTGCTCGTCGTCGAGCACGTCGACGAGCTCGCGCTCGACGTCGTCCGCGTTGGCCGGGTCGTCGAGGACGCGGCGGGCTGCCCGCTCGACGTAGCCGCGGGCGATGTCCTCGATCGCGGTCTCGGTGAGGGTCGACGGCTCCCGGCCCGACGGCTCCGTGTGCTCGCCGATGGTGCGCCGGGCCGAGTCCTCGCCCAGCTCCCAGGCCAACGCCCAGAGCGCCTGAAGCGGCCCGCTCAGTGCGCCGGTCAACGGGCTGAGCAGGCGCGCGGTCAGGTAGGCGATCGCACCGGCCAGTACGGCGTCGGCGACCGGGTGCTGTACGCCCGGGGTCTCGCCCGGGTCCTGCCCATCGACGGGTTGCTGGCTCAGCCACCAGGCGTACAGCCCGGCCGCGATCGCCGTCGTGTCGACGGCACCGCGCACGGCGTCCCGGATCCGGCCGACGAATCCGCCGGCGAGCTCGAGGTCAGGGCCCCATCCGGGCCACAGGACTTTTCCCTGGTCACCACCACCGAATGTAACGCGGGCCGGGTCGATGTCGAACTTCACGAGATCGTCGGGCTCGTGCAGGTGCTTGAGCACGAACCGACGGCCGGTCCTGCCCTTCGCCGCCCACTTGCGGTACGCGGAGGCTTCGGCCGCCTTCGCCGACTCCCCCCGGTCGGCGGACGCGGAACGGGCAGCGGCCGGGGAGGACGCTCCTCGGCCGCCGCCCTGTGGCCCGGGGCCGGGGCCACGCTCCTTGGCGCCGACCGCCCGCTCCTCGAGCTCGGCGGCGGCGTCGGCCCGCTCCTCGGCGCCCTCGACGAACGTGATCGAACCGGCGTTGATGATCGCCGGCTTGTCCGCCTCCGGGAACGTGTAGCGCGGCAGGCCGCGCCGGTCCCGGCCCTCGTTCAGGGTGAGGATCCCGGACGCGATGTCGTCGAGGGTGGTGTCCTCGTCCTCGTCGGAGTCGGACTCGTCCTCGATACCGAGCCACTTGAACTCCAGCTCGGCCGGCAGGCCCAGGTGCGCCCGGGACATGTCGGTGATCAGTTCGGCGATCCAGCGCAGCACCGGCTTGCGGCCCTTGCGCTCATTGAGCCGGTCCTGGCCCTCGGCGTGGCCCTGGCTGCCGAGGCCCTTGGGCTCGGTGAAGCCCAGCTCGTGCACCGTGACGTCGAAGTGCGCGACCACGAGCTTGAGCAGGTGGAGGTCGAAGTCCGGCTTGTACTTCTCGGCCTGCCGGTCCGAGCTGCCGGAGTCGTCCGGGCGGAACCCGGGCGGCAGCACCCGGTAGCGGTGCCGGTTGGCGGTGTTGCCGGACAGGAAGTCGTTGAGCTCGCGCTCGTACTCCGCGACCTGACTCGGGGTCCACTGGTGAGCGCTGGTCTGCTCGTTGACCAGCCACCCTGCGGGCATCACGCCCTCGGTGTACTCGGCCCGGATCCAGGCGACCCGCTTCATCCACGTATCGATGTCCATCAACGACTGCTCGACCGGCGACAGTCCGTAGGGCGTCTGCGCGCGCACCTCACGGCGGATGTAGATCAGCTGGTCGGCGGTGTAGCCGCCCGGGACGACGGTCCGGCCCTCGGTGTCGGAGGTGTCGGCGGTGAACTCGCCGCGTGGGAATCCGTGGATGATCTGCTGGTAGGCGGGCTCGGGCGGCTGCGGCCGGCCGCCTCGGTGGTCGAGCAACGGCTTGATTGTGGTCGAGTCCAGGATCTCCAGGGCGTACAGCTGCCCGCCGAGGGTGTAGCGCGGGTAGATCGCGAGCGCGTCGAGGACCAGCTGCTCCTCCAGGAACATACAGATCCACTCGGCGAAGGTGTAGCCGTTGCCGACGTCCGGCACCTGCCAGAAGTCGATGGCAGCCTCCATCTGGCCGGCGAACCGGTCGCGCAGCTCGGCCTCGATGTCGAGCTTGCCGGCGTCGGGCTGCTCACGCCGGGCCTTGTCCAGGGCGCGGCGGGTGAGGCTGAAGTCCCACTCCAGGCCGCGGACCTCTTCCTTGCGGATCCGGATGCAGTCCCGGATCAGCGGCAGGCCTGCGGCGTCGCGCAGGGTCTTCCACGGGACCAGCCGGGACGACTGTCCGGGCAGGTTCCAGGAGACCGGGTACTCCCAGATCCGCGGCTCGGCTCGGCCGGTGCCACGCCGGGTCGGGTCCAGCGGCGCCGGCGTGAGCGGGATGCCCGGCCCGAACGCGTACGGGAACTGGTCGCGGGGCAGCGGCACGGCGAGCGAGGCGGTGTCCTGCTGGCGCTGGAGCAGGCCCTGGACCTGCTCATGGGTGTAGACCCGGCCGGCCGTGGCTGTGGGGGCGACGGTGGCGGGCAGCGCCTTCTCGATCGGACGACGGTTACGACGGCGCTTGGCCACTGGTCACCCCGCCCTACGCTGTCGTGATGCCTGACGGGTGATGGTGCGGTTCTGCCTCGCTGAATCAGGCCTCGGACCCCGGCTGCGTCTCCAGGTGGGCGAAGGCGAACAGCGGCCAGGCCTGCCTGAGTGCGTCGTCGTAGGCGAGCTGGCGGCCGTACTCGGCGTTGTAGTTCGACGGGTCGACCGGCGCTGACTTCCCGACCAGCCAGTAGCCGTTGTCCAGCTGCATCACGCAGACGTTCAGCACGCCGCGCTCGATGTTCTCGTGGGTGGCCACGCGCGTCTTCATGTAGTCGAGCGTGATCCGGAAGCCGGTCCTGACGGCCTCGGACTCGGCGTCGACGGCCTCTAGTGCTGACATGCGGTTCCTCTCGTCACGCGGCACGTTTCGATGCCTTGAGCCAGTCCAGGGCGTCGGCGACGTCCCCGGGCGGGTTGTAGTACGCCAACAGCAACGCGTCCGCGTTGTCCGGGCTGCGGCCGAGCCGCTCGATGATGTCTTCCTTCTTCTCGACCTGGATCCGGCCCTGCAGGTCCAAGAGCCAGCCGGGCTCGAGGAGCTGCGCGACGGTCTGGTCGGCGTTCTCCATGCTGCTCAGGTCCCAGGTGCGTTCCTGGGCGTGCAGCCGAGCCATCCACCACATCGCGGCGCGGGCGTTCTTGTACACCTCGGGCTCGAGTGAGGCCTCGGACGCGTTCACGCCCACGATGACGGCCTGGTGCGCGCCGGTGGCGCCGAGGTTGGCCAGCTCGCCGACGAGGCCCCAGCCGATGCCGGTGGAGTCGATCTTTACGCGGGTGGCGCCGGTCTCTCGGATCGCTCGGAGTACGAGGGGCGCGATGGTGTTGGGTTGGTCCGAGCGTTCCCGCCACTCGCGGCCAGCGACCGGGCCACGGCGCTCACGAATGACGGTCTCATCACCGCCCCCGCCGACGTCCACACCGAGTTCGATGGGGAGTAGCTCGTCGACGGCTCGGGGGGTTTCGACTCCGAGCCGGCAGGCTGCGACGTCACTGGACCGCACCACCTTCCCCGGATCGTCGGCGGAGAACTCGCCGAGCACCTTGGCCCGGTAGATCGGGTTGTCCTCGCCCCATTCCAGGCGCTTCTCCTCGGCCCAGTCCGGGTGGATGAGCAGCTCGGCTAGGTCGGTCGGCACGGGCTCGCCGGTGAAGTTGGGCGAGTCGTAGGCCGAGATCCCGATCTGGTGCCACATCGAGGTGGGCTTGCACACCCGGGCGAAGTGGCTCGAGGAGTTGTCGGGGTTGCCGATGGCCAGCATCCGACAGCCCGGGTTCGTGGTCAGCGCGTCGGCCGCGATCCACAGGTCTTCGGGGATGCCACACGCCTCGTCCAGAATGACCAGCACCCGCTTGGCGTGGATGCCCTGGAACGCGCCCTCGTCGTGGTCGGCCGGCTTGCGGCCGAACGCGACGAGCTCGCCGTCGACGCTCCATTCGGTCTGGTTGACCTTGCCCGAGAGCGCGCCCTTGCGGTGGGCCTGGCGGATGTAGCGCCAGAGGATGGCACGCACCTGAGCGAAGGTCGGGGCCGTGGTGACCACGAACGCCTCACCGGGCCGGGACGTGTCCAGCCACCACGCCACTGCCCGGCTGGCGATGTGGCTCTTGCCCACTCCGTGGCACGACCGGACCGCGGTCCGCCGGTGATCGCGGATGCCTTGCAAGACCTCGTCCTGCTTGGACCAGACGTGCTCATCCAGGCGTTCACGCACCCAGGCCGCGCCGTCGTCGCGCCAGCGTTCGGCGTCGAGCCAGTGCAGCTCATCGACCTTGCGCTGCAGCTCGCGGAGCCTACGGAGCTTGTCGAGCGGTGCTTCGATCCGTACCGGCGCGGGCTCGGTCTTCAAGCTGCGCCTCCAGCCGTTGAATCTCGGCGTCGACCGCGTCCACGGTCACGACCTCGGTACGGATGGCCAGCGGGGCGTCCAGGCCCAGGAGCTTCGAGCGGCGCTCCATGATCCGCAGGATGGAGTCGACCAGGAACGCGCTCGGCTTCTCCTCGAGCTTGGCCCGCAACGAGACCTGGAGCTCGTTCAGTGTCTCCAGCTCGACCCGGCGCAGCTCGTTGGCAGCCTCGCGGGGGATGTCGCGCAGCGCGGTCATGGCTGCGGTGTGCGCCGCGCCCTCGCTCTGGTACCCGACCTCGCGCGCGACCGCGGCCCAGGACAGGCCACGCTGACGGGCCAGGAGCGCGTTTCGTCGCTTCTCGGCGGTCTCGATCGAGGGCCGGCGCCCGGTCCTGGCCATGATCGTCACCGGCTTCCACGATGTACGGCTTCCACGAAGCTCCGTTGTGCACTTCCTACAATGATCAGCCCCGTCGCCCTGCGGTTCGCCTTCGAGGGGAGGAAGGGTCCGTTCAAGGGCAGACGGGGCCGGGCACAGTGTTGCAAGCAGGTCAGGGCGAGTGCAAGCCGCCCCCTACTCGGAACGCGGCGGCTGTTCGCGTCGGGGCGTGGGCGCGGACGAGCCGATAGCCGATTGTGCACTTCGCACAACGGGACGGGTGTCAGCGATGCGGTACTGCACGCCGCCCTTGTCCGCGGTGAGCGGCCGGACCTCACCGGTCGGCTCCTTCCGCCATCCGATCACCAGCTCCCACGTCTCGCCGTCGGTCGTGCACTCCAGCGGGTACGGCTGCGGTACGAAGTTCTCGATCACTTCTCACTCCTCTCGGTCTGGCCGGTGACGACCCCCCTCGCGGTGCAGTGGTAGGTCCAGTCCGGATGCACCCAGTGCGCCAGGTCGAACAGGAACTCGCCGATCGCGAACCGCACGATGTAGATGATCCGCTTCACTTCTCGGTCCTCGGTGCGGACGCGGTGATCATCGAGATCACGAGCTGTAACGCTTCCTCGCGGGTGAACCCCGCTTGGACGTAGGCCATGAACAGCTCGTGGGTCGCGGCTGCGCCCTCAGCCATCGGAGTGAGGTTGATCCCGAGCGGGTTCTTCACTTCTCGCTCCTCTCGACGTTCGGACACTCGTCCATGTGCTCGGCCAGCGCCGAGGTCTCGTTCTGGATCGGGACGTAGAGCTTGGTTCCGTCGAGCGTGCAGTGCACCTGATGGTCGATCTCGACCGGCTGATGGCAGCCGGGACAACGGACGGTCGGCGGCATGCCGTAGCCGGTCATGGGATCACGCTCCAGAGCCAGGCCGCTCCCGCGGCGTACAGGACTATCGATGCGATCGCACCCGCGATGCCGAGCACGAGCACGACCGGCCACATGATGCGGAACATCCGGTCGAACGACTCACGCTCACGGTCCTGCCGAGCGCGCCACTCACGATCTCCGAGCCTCATGTCTCGTCCTCTCGTTCCTTGAGCCGGAGCAGGTCTCCGACGTCGTACAGCGGCCGGCCCTCGGCCGTGTGGTCGTAGCTGCGGATCGCGCCCCGGCACGCCCACGCCCGCACGGTGCCGGCCGGGATGTTCAGGTAGCGCTGCGCGTCCGCGGCCGAGATCAGGATCAGGTCGGGCGCGCCGGCGAGCACGTGCTCGCACATCTTCACGTCGTAGCCGGCCGCGTGTCGCCGGCAGTGTCGCCGCACGGTGGCGGCCGGGCGGGCGAACAGGGCCGCGATCGCCATCGTGTCGGCGATGGTGCGCCCGTCCGGTTGGTGGTCAATTTTCACCCCGCCACCTCCAGCGGATGTTTCGCGATCTCGGTCAGCTCGGCCCCGGTGTAGCGGTGTCCGCAGCCCGAGCAGCGCAGCTCCGGCGGCGCGAACGGCTCGTCCATCGCCCGCGGTGGGAGTTCGGGCAGGTACAGCGGCACCGCGCACCGCCACGGGCCGTGCGGGTCCCCCCGGCCCTCGTCGTCGACGATGACCCGGCAGGTGCCGACCGAGGACGGCGGCGGATCCCCGTTCGCGGCCCTGAGAGCGCCGGAGAGGCCACGGAGCTCGCTCCAGGCGGTCGCGACCCACGGTTGGGCCACCAGGGCTCGCAGCGAGCCGTACAGCCACGAGGACAGGCCCCCGACGGTCCCGCACCTCGTCCCGTCAAGCCGGTACGCGATCGCACCGAGCACCAGCAGCGGCGGGCGCGGCGCCGGGTCGACGTCGTCGGGCCCGAGCACGTCCGGTCGGGATCGTGGGTCGCGCAGCACTAGCACGGCGTCGTCGGCCGGCGAGCGGGAGCCGAACGCGGGCGGGCCGAACGCGGCCAGGGCGGCCGCGCGGCGCTGGGCGGACAGCCGGCGATAGAGCACCGGGATCGACGGGGCTACCCGGGGCTCGCCCGGCTTGGCGAACATCTGGCCGGTGTTGCGCGGGTCGAGCAGCTCGGCAAGCCGGCTGTGGTGGTGGTAGCAGACCAGCCCGACATCGGCGCTCCGG